ACACACTGGCTTGTAAATTTAAATAGGAGGTGAAGACCCCAACTTCTCATTACGTTCATACATCAGCGTTTTGATAAGCATTCTTGATTACACTCGACTCTTAGAATTTGTTTGGATACGATCAAAGCTTTTAGGCTCCCTATATTGCATTAATTTATATTTAGCTCTGAGTATAAACGCTGTATATCGGTTGTTGTGGGAACCTCCTCAACAACTTTCAAGGTGGTATCTTGAGACTCGATATAGCCTCTAGATTTACCCTTGGTCTTGAGGAAGAAGATGATCGCAGTAATATTGCTCTTTGATATCAGTGAATGCAACTGGCTTTCCGCCTCGTCAATTAGGGACTCAGATATATGATCGTATTGCTCTTTAAAATCACTATCGTCATCACACCAATTGTAAAATGTCTTTCGGCTCACTCCAACTTTGATGCATGACTGCTGAATATTTCCACAGTTGACAGACAATGCTTTTAGCAATGCTGCCTTATTCTTTTCTGTCTTCGAAGTCATTTTATATATAAAGTCCTTTTTTATTCTGTGTAAAGTGTGAAGAAATCTGTGTAAAGTGTGAAGAAAAAAGATTTAAACACACTCTAACTACCCTCAATATAAAAACAGTGCAACAACACTGCAATAATATAATAATACCATAATCATATATATAATGTCTTACAGCCACATAGAAAATAGAAGAGAGCTCCAAATATAAGAATTATGATTATTCTGGAAATAATGAATAAAAACAGTTGTTTCATATGTACTCCTATTCTAAGTAAATCGTTAATAATACAGTAGTTAAAACGGTAATAATAATACCAGATATATAAACTGCACCCCTTAGGATATTTGAAAAAAGCTGCCTTCTCCTCAGCTCTAATCCCTTCTGATGCTTAATGAATTGTAAAACCTTACTTTGTATCTCACTGTTGCGCTTAATATTGTATGCGCTAACGTCGATTGCCATTTCTATGAGCTCAGTTAAAAGCGCCCTGGTTTCGTCGTCATAGTTAGGTTTTATATATTTCTGGCTTAAAAAATCCCTTAGCGTCTCAGTGTGGTCGTATAGTGATATTGTTTTAATTTCCTCGCCATTACTTTTTTCGTCCATTCTTCACACCGTATCGTTTATCAAATGCATGTAGTGCTTCTTTAATATCCGTGAAATTGTCAAATGTGCGCCGCTGTCTATAACTAGAGACAACCAGATACAAACCCATCAACACGATTATTGCTATTGCCCCTATAATAATAATTTCACCCATGCAAATAACTCCCTTTTTTGTAAATAATTTTTTATATATTGTCCCCGATACGCTTCTCTTTCAAAACTGATATTGTAATAAGCCATTTTAATATTAAATTTATAGCGAATTAGATTTACGAGAAAATTCAGCACGTATAACACATAAAACGGAATGACTAAAAGCTCATTCATTTGCTTTAGGTGAATCTGTTCATGCCTCAAAATTCGACTAAATCTCTTTGACTCTATAAATATGAACGGCCAAATGACAAAGCCATCCACCCACACCCTCTTTAGGCACCGCATTTCAATTACCATAAATATATTATATCACAATTATTGGTTAGCGCGCTATATTTATAGGCGTGTTGTCTATAGTCAACTTATACCATGATATTTAGGTATAATGATTGTTGACAGTTGTCATGTTGTGCTGTATTATATATATATAATGAAAAGTTTAATAATTGGAGGATTAAAAAATGAAAGATGAAATGAATATTGGGATAGTAGGTAGGGGGTTTGTTGGGTCGGCTGTAGAATTTGGCTTTTCCCGACAAACAGGGTGTAATGCAAAAGTATTAATCTATGATAAGGATAAAACCAAAAGTTTAAATTCATTAGAACAAACAGTAAATGAATCCGACTTTATATTTGTCTCTGTACCAACTCCATCAAAGGGTGAAGGGGAGATAGACCTATCATTCTTGCATGAAGCAATAGGAGAAATTAATGATGCTAAAAGTAGAAGAATAGACAATATCATTTTAATTCGATCCACTGTGGTCCCTGGAACATGCAAAGACCTACAAAGCTACTATCCTGATCTAAACATCGTGTTTAATCCTGAATTTTTTACTGAGCGATCGGCTAAGTTTGACTTTATAAATCAAGCTCGATTTATTATGGGGGGCTCCCCAGTACATACAAGGCGTGTTGCTAACTTATTTAAATTGAGGTTTGGTGACACCATTCCATGCATTAATACTACATTTTCTACAGCAGAATTAATAAAGTATATGTGCAATTGTTTTTTTGCCACAAAAATATCTTTTCTCAATGAGATGAAACTACTGGCTAATAATTTAAGCCTCGATATAGATTGGGATAGTGCTGTAGAAGGGTTCATAAGAGACGGAAGAATAGGGCATAGTCATATAAACGTTCCTGGCCATGATGGTAAATATGGGTTTGGTGGGGCTTGCTTTCCAAAAGATATACAAGCACTTATCAAATTTGGGGAATACAATAATATAGAAATGAATACATTAAAAGGTGCCTGGAAAACAAATTTGGAGGTGAGAAATGAAAAAAGATGAAATATTCTACCAATTGAGTGATGCGGTTCTCGATATCAATATTAAGATACTGGAGACTAATGAATTTGTCACAAATAGATTAACCGATATACTAGATTCTGTTATTGAAGACCAAAAAAAAGAACTCAACATTTTAAAGCTTGTGAAAGGAGGTGATAGTGAAGACTGAAAACAAATTATTAATAGATAGACTGGTCTGTGGCTTAGCTAAAATGCGTAAAGTGGACCAGGCATTAGCTATCGATTTTTTGTTGGATGAGTACAATCAGAATCGTATTGGTATGAAATCGTCATTCGCCAAAAATAAGGCAATACAAGCGGTATTACCGTTTGTAGAGGGGAATTTTGATGATGGCGACCTAATCTAAATGAAAGGAGGTAAACATGAACGAAATAGAGATAAATGTAATATTGGTTCTAATCTGTCTAGTTATAATAGTGAGTGTATGCGACCCAATTTACAATTCAATAATCAAAAATAATTCAAAGGGAGAAAAAAATCATGGAAATACAAAACAAGCACGCTTTAAGTTCAGGACAATTGATAAAAAGAAATGAAAAATGGTATGTAATAACCAAAGAAGGTAAAGAAACACCATTACTAAAGGAGTAAAAAACAAATGAAGTATAGCGTAGCTCAACTCAATCACCTATTAGAAAAACATGGTGCACCCGCAAATGTAGCCAAAGCCCTCGGAATAAAAAGACAATCTTTTTATGCATATCTTAAAAAGAACGATCTAAAGCTAAATAAACGTGTTTCTTATTGGATACAACAAAAATTGAATTGAGCTCGCTATTTCTTTTTCTTCCTAGATTTTCCAGCTTTTGACATAGCTATTGCTATTGATTGCTTTTTTGGAAAACCCTCACTTCTCAATGTTGAAATATTGGATGAAATTGCTTTTTTAGATTTCCCTTTTTTGAGTGGCATATCCCCATTATAACACTTTTTTAGGAGTTAAAAACTTCTCCAAGTCACTCGCTGTACCCCATCCACATAAACATTTATTTTCTCTCGCTCTATCTAAAAATGCCTTCTGATGGACACTAAGCCTTCCTTTGACCTTCTTTACCTCCCAGAAAAAAGCTTGCCCTGTGGGGGTATATCCGCATATATCAGGCATACCCTTAACGCCATATCTAACGGTGCGCCAAGACCCGTCTTTATTCTGATATTTTCCTGCCCCCGTATTGGTTCTCCACACAACGTATCCCTTGATGGTTAAAAGATCTAAACACATTTGCTGTTGCTGCTTTTCTGTTGTCAAATCGTCAATTGAGTACATTTTCCGTGTCATAGATCAAACATCCCCTCTCATCTTCATCGTACATGCGCTTTATGTGGTAAATTTCGTCTACCTGAGCAAACGATAAACCCTCTCGATTGTTAGGGTCAGTTCCCCCTAATAAATCAAGATCACCAATTTGAGATTCTTTTATTATCTGCTTAGGGTCACATAGTGCGAATCCTTTGTTAGTCCCGTCAACTCGCCTCAAAATTATTAATAGTTCCCCTGAATTTAATTTTTCTTGAAAAACTTTCATCACAAAGTTACTTCCTTTCTCCCGCCCTCTTTCTAGCTTTATATTTTAGCATCATGGCTTTTTTATACCAGTATTTTTCACTCTCTGTTAATTCTGTATTTATTTCTTCGTTTTTTTCCTCCTCTTCGTCTCTCTTTTTGATATTTTCGACCAGTGAGTTAAATGTGATTTTATCTTTTTTCTTTTTCTTCCAATCAATAATTGAATAAGCTGAAAATTTTTTAGCCGTGAGTAGAGATGGATTTTCAACGGCCTCTGAATATAATAATCGCAGATCATCACACGATATACCAGAGTCTTTGAGCACCTCGACCCACGGCCTTAAGCTTTTTGGGCTCCCCATACTACTTTCACTAGCCAGTAGTTTCAATTTTAACAAAATGTCAACATATTCACAATCAAATTCATTTTCAGTCTCTGAAATTAACATCTTGGTTACTCTGAACCCTCATATTGAGGTTCCAGTTCTTCGTATTGGCCGATTAAGTTGCCAGGCAGATACTTGAATGGGTCTACTAAAAAATTATCAAGCTTTGGAAAATATCTGTCAAATTCTGCTTGATTCTGAGAAACAAATTCTTGCGTCACCTCTTCAAATCCAGTCAAATCAGCAGAAACCCGCTTTGCTATGTCGATGCTCATCCGCTCAAAACTCTTGAAAAATAAGTCTAATACTTCCGTTGAATTAATCTCAATTCTAGCCTCAATCTGTTTTTCAAACTCAAAATATATAGATGGCCGTCTACTTGAGGGGTAGTGTTTGTGAATCATCCTAAAAACTTTTGTCTTCTCACAATCCAGATGTGCTTTTAGCGAGCCATTTTTTTTGTCTTGACATTGTCCAAATATTATTCTATCCGCGCGCATAAATGTGTTTAATTCTTTCTTACTATTAAAGTAACTATAGGAAGATATAGTATTAGGGGAACTGTTGAGTTTTTGTTGACTCATATGTTCATTATCAGAATATTTCTCTTCAAATCTTTTGTCAATTTGAGCCTGAAAATTGCTATATTTTTGGTTATCCACAGTTGAGTGAACTGTTGAGTGAACTGTTGAGTCGCTACTATTTATGTCACTTTTGGCATCCTTTGAAGGATATAAATTTTTGTCAAAATAATGCAACATTTTGTAGACAGATTTATGATTATCTTTTATGATTTCTAAAACGGAGAACTTTTCAAGTTCCTTGATAATGTGGTTTACTACACCACGTTTCAACTTGAGACTTCGTGCCAAGTCAGACAAAGATACCGATATTTCCCCCCTGGAAAGCGACTCGGTATCTTTGTAGGAATTAACCATTAAATATGCGTACACCTCTAAATAGTTGTGACGACCGAACCACTCCGCATTGATGATATCATTACTAAATTTGAACCAGCCATTCATTTTAATCTCCTTTTTTAAAATTAATATTTTACTTATTACACTCGTTTATTTAGGAACTCATGTTTAAGCTCCTTTCTCTGCCGTCGCACTCATAAATTTGTCTATCATGCTGCTTGCCTCTGCTTTTGTTGGGGCCTTCGTCTCATCGAATTGAATACCCTTCCACCTCATAAATCCCAATTGTTTTTCAGTTGCATTATCAGACGATTCCTCCTCGCCTGAAAAATCAAAATCATCACTTGTAGCCTTGGATAATTTTTTGATGGTATAGCTCGGATTGTCCCCACTCTCTTGTTGCTTCACTGCGTTTTGTACTTCCTCCGCCGAGGCATATTGTTCACCCCCATATCCTGCTGCTGCTAAAGCCCTACCTATAGCGGAAGTACAACAATTCTCAAGTGCCGATGTTTCATTGATTTTAGTAGAACCTATTTTCTCATAAGCATAATCGCTAAAGGTTCTGATTTTCTCGCCAACGTGCTTTTTGACAATTGCCTTAGTGATAACTACTTTTTCATCAAACTTAACTAGCTCAAGATTAATCTCTATATCATCTGGATAATCCGTGTGAATTAGATTTACCCTTTCAACCACAGTTCTATAGTCTTTACCATGAATTTTAACAGTCATTATTTTTCTCCTTATTATATCTGGTTAACTCTATAATTTGATCGTCTTCAATTTTAATTTTAGCTAGCTTGGTTTCAATTTCGTCGATGCCGTCTTTTTTGATTTCATCTAGCAATTTACGATACAAATTGTCGGTGTGATCTGAATGAGTTAGCCACGCAGAAAATATGGCCTTGGTCCTACATATGGATTCGGGCTTGGAATACGACCGACTGTAAAGGTCAGGAGTCCTACACGAAAAAATCTCACCCAAGTTATCATAATATCCCTGTAGAAATTCTAAGGCCGAAATGAACCCCTCAACAAACTCGTCCTCATAATCGTCTATAACAAGTCCATCTTCAGGTACTCTTTGTCGCATACTTGTGACCTCATCATGCATATCCTCTATGGATAGCTGAATTGTCGAATCAAGTGACGCATACATAGATTCTGTGTCCACCCAACCAGCCGTTGTTCTTTTCAACCAGTTGCAGGGCTTGTTATGCTCTCTAGCTTTCATTATTTGCTCTCTCCTGTTTTTCATTATAATACTCCCTCAAACGGATCATGTATTTGATCCTCAAACCCTGCATAAGGTGATTCTGCAATTCTATTTTCAATGCCTTCAAATTCCTCAAAATTAACATGTGATTTTCTAGTGCTCGCTTGATTAATTTTCTTCAAGTTGATAATATCGGTGATAGGAAACATACGAGCGTGCTTGTTTAGTATTTTCTCATGACCTCTTTTTTGGAGGTCATTTTTATTTTTGGTCATTGTTTTTTTTCCTCTATCTCTATTAAAATTTTTGTTCAATCAGCCTTTGGTCTCCTTTCATATTACATTGTCTAGTTACAATTTGACAAAAAAAGGTAATTACAATATCTTATACACATCGTTCAAGTGCAAAACTGTTTCTGCATTTAAACGGTGCTTGTGATTGAAATAATATAGGAACGATTGATAGGTTTGCTCATACCCATTCCTGACTATTGAGTAGTACAAATCCTTGTACGTCATCTTTTTGTCTTTTCTAATTTTTTCACACTGGTTGATGAAAACATGTTCTTTTTTCATAGTTAATCCTCCTTATTTGTTGGATATATGATATACTAATGTGTTTGGTATAGTCAAGGGTTTTTTTTAGTAGTGTTTATTTTTGAAAGGAGGTGAATAAAATGAACAATTATATTTTTAATGATAGCTGGACACCTATGAACTTTGCTGAAATGTTCAAGTCGATGAGATTAAAAAAAGGCATAACACAACAAGATGCGGTAAATGCAACAAACGTATCAGCCGTCAGTTACTACTCACAAGTTGAACTAAGGCTTAAGAAACCGCCACCATATGACAAGTTGATAGATCTTATTGATTTACTAGACATTAATGCCGACTCTAAAAGGCTTGAGTTTTTGCATGTTGCATTTAGAGAAAGATTATCCGATGGCGATCACAAGCTATTGATGGACATCCAAGACACAAGAAAGAGATTAATGAAAAATAGGAATTTCGATGTAGATGAATCGTTAATAAATATTATGGATATTTTGAGCGATGTAGATCATGACAAGTATCCGTTAGTGGAAGAATTATTGAAACATTTTAAAAAATAAAGGAGTAAGCTGTGATGAGCGAAGCGATAAAAATGACTGAAGGAAAGAACAAATTTGGAAATCTAATCAAACAGGTTAGGACCGAAAACAAAACATCTCAAGTCCAACTAGCCAAACAAATGGGATGGAGTGGGAATAATATTGTCTCTGAAATAGAGTCAAACAATTATGTACCAAGCTACCCGAAGATAATGGAATTGATGACGGAACTAAATATAGACCACAAACACGAGCAGTTAGAGTTCTTGCACCTATCGTTCATAGAGAAGCTGTCTGTGGACAACAAACGCCATTTACAGGCCATAAACGACCTAAGAAAAGAATGTCACAATGAAGAGGATTTTCCCCCGCAATTAATAAAAATAATTGATCTTTTAGCAGACGCAAGCCATGATGACTATGAGCTAATCCACAGCCTACTGAATAGGATGATCTAAATTATCAGAATAGCCATACCTGCGAAAATTGAGCATATTAATGAATTTATTTGTTTTTGAATTTGGCTTCTTTTTGGTTTCCAATCTAACGAGTTTCACTACCTTTTTAGAGTCGCTTATTTTTATCATTTAATCTCCTTGAATTTTCTATTAGGCACTCCTTGTATATTAACACAATCCAGAATTTGTTGTAATATATAGGCTATCGACTGCGCTAGGGGCAAAATCGATATATATAAATTAGAGCTTGGTGGTGAATCAATGGCTTATATAACACAAAATCGTGGGTGTTGGGGAATATACGAACGGTACAAATCCGAAAGTGGCCAATGGCGAAACAAATTAGTCCTTTCAATTGGACGTGTGGGTAAAAGAAAGGCTAACTTTGCTTTTGATGAATGGAAAGAAAATGGGGATTCCAATTCTAACAACATAACATTTCAAAAAATAATAGAAGACTTTCAAGAGGATCTCGACTTAAATGTTAAGGAAGGGATTATTAAACCAACAACTGTAAAACTACATCACTATTTTCTTGAACGATATATTATTTACTTTGCTGAAAAAAAAGTAAGTCCAATCGATATAAAATATAAAAAGATCCAAGAATTTAAAGTTCACCTAAAAACTTTTACACTAAGCAATAGGACTAAAAATCTTATCCTTTCTACCCTATCAAAGCTTCTTAGATATTGTGTGAAATGTGAAATAATTCCACAAATGCCCATTATTGAGAAATTCAAAGAAAATAAGAACAATGAGATACAAAGATTAACATTGGAGCAATGCAAAATAATATTACAACACAGTTCAAGCAATTTGAAATTTTACATTTCATTTTTGTTATTTTCTGGTGTTAGGCCATACGAGTTTCTAAATTTGAAATGGAAAAACATAGACTTGAAAAATAGAACTATTAAAATTTATTCAGACAACAAAAACAAAGGTGAGGGAAGGTTAGGATATAGAGAAATTCTAATGCACAGGAATTTGTATGACCTTCTTATTACAAGTGAAGACACTACAGGAAATGTTTGTCCCTATAGTAGAACGGATTCCACCAAAAACGCATTTAGAACCCTACAACAAAAGACAGACATTAAGGCTACACCTTACATATTCAGAAAAACATTTGCGTCTCTAGCAGCCGAAAACGGGGTACCTTTAGATAAGCTTGCACATTATATGGGAAATTCTGCTGCTATCTTAGAAAAATACTATACGAAAATAGATGCACAATCTTATGAAAAGGATATAGCCTTGATACCGAGCATTTAAATGGGGCTTTGTAGAGAGAGCTAACCTATAAGAACTTAATTCAAAATGTTTTATATTTTAACAACACATGTCTAATGAAAAATTTTAATGATGAAAAAAAACTCTCTCTACAAATGATATGAGAAATACTTGACTGGCTGTGTTCCCTCACATCTTATTTTAGGAATTGATGATTGGAGTTATCAATAACCTGTCTATAATTATAGTAAAAGCTGTTATAATTGTCAATTGAACTGTTTTTGCACTGTTTTGATGAAATATAAAAAAACATAAAAAAAATAATATTGAGGCTAATATCATATATAATGTAACCTTGATTTAATAAATAACCTTTTGATTAATAATCAAAACTCACGATAATCTACCGTAAAATAGTTTTAGGAGTTTATTTTTTACGATATTTAACGCTTTCTTTTAGAGATCCAAAATGATTATAATAAATATGCTCCTCTTGTATGATTTATAACAATCATTTGTTCCCAGCTAAAATCCTAAACTTGCCGAGCTTTTCCTAAACTCGGTTTCAAACTACAGCAAGAGGGGCTACACAACTAAAGCTTTATTTTGCTTTTAAATTTTTTAGGTAAATCAGGAAAGTCAATTGTCACATTAAATCTTTTTTCTGCCTCTTTTGAAATTGATAAAACCGATAAATCTCCCTGCTCCTCATTTAACCTGTCAATCAATTGGTTTTTTATTTCGTTAGTACGTGATTTTTTCAAGAGATCCATTATTTGGCCAGCTACTAACCTTTCAAAATACCCATTTATGCGGTCATCTAAAACATTTTTGCTTAGTGATGTTAGCATCTTCACTGCTCCTATCACTTTGATAACGCCCCTCTCAACAAAATAAAATTTATTTAGTGTCAGGAAACTCGCTAATACTACCCACACTTGATATAAAAGTTTTATGATACTCATAATTTTCTCCTTATGGTTTGAATCGTAATAAGTCGCCATTTTTTCTATATCTGCAATCAACATGAATCCAGCTAACGACTTCCTCAATCGCTGAAAAGCCAAGATCCTTGTACATAGGAATGATTAAGTCTCTTATTTCTTGAGCCGTTAAATCATAAGTATGAAAATCGATCGCCCTTCCCATCTGGTGTTGGGAATATTTAATAGTTGGTATTCCGTTACTGAAATAATTATACGGCCTAAACCCCCTATAATTAAATTTTCCACCTGTATGCCAATCATTTATTATCATTGGCTTTCCTAAAAAGTCTCTTATTTTTTGTGCAACATCTACAATATCCTTCGACATGAACTTATAGAATCCATTAATAAGATAATCATTGTTTTCACCATATTTCTTAATAAGATCGTCATATAGTTCAGGAGGGATAAACTCTTGAATAATAAAATTATTTGATACTTTCATAAACTATACCTCTAAGGGAATTTACTTCTAAAAACATTGAGATGGATCGTTCCATAATGTGATTGGGTTACTCCTGTAGCTGTTGAAAAAACACCCCCTCCATAAGTTTCAGATATAGGCGTTACAATAATACTAGAGGGATAAGTAGCATGGAGTGAATCAAAAACATCTAAATCATATGCAATAATTTCACGTATTGTTCCATCCCATATTTCTGTTATTGTAATTTGTCCTGCCTCTTTTAACCAATCTGTAATTAGAGTACCATCCACAGAAAAATCCATCCAAGCCGAAGGCTTTATAGCAAAAAACTTACCTGTCCCATCATATGTGATACTGGTCATATAATATGAATTTGACATCGTGGGTGATGCTGGATCTAATTCAAATGTGCCCCACGCCAATCTAGAGTTATGAGATGAAAAATATAATGTAGAAAAATCACCATTTGCATCTCTTTTTACTATTGTACTAGGGGAAGGAGAATCTGTTGCAGCTTGTGTATCGGTATATGCAGATGTGAAATTTGTTCTTTCTGTACCTGTTATTATTTCGCCTGACCCCACACTACTTATATCACTTAAATCTTTAGGTTCATGATTGGAAATGTCCGAAACAGTACCAGTTACATCTCCTGTTATATCTCCTGTGAAAACACCACTTGAATCGATTTTTGTTGTACTATCAATTTCTATACTCGATACATTAATATCTTTTGTTCCTGAATCTAGACCAGTAATTATGTTCTGCAAATTTCCATTAGCATTTTCTGCATCCAGGGTTTCTCCAGTTGACCATGTTTTATAGGGTGTTATATATGCCATAATTTTCTCCTTCTAATTTTCATAGATACTTATAAAAACGCTACCAGTTGTAGCATAAGGATCGCTAGTTCTTGGAAACTCTGCATAGCTAAATACGCCCGTTGTTATAACCCCTGAAATTGCTTTTAGATATATATAGTTATCTGCACTAGACAAATTAGAAAAGGGAAGCACTTTGATTACACCTTCAGGACCACTATCTGCACTACTCACAGTAAGAACCACAGTAAAATCATCTGTATCAAAATTAGAACCCCCAGGTAATTCTGTTTTTATTTTCCACCATTGATTTACCCCATCCCATACTATTGCATCAGGATCACTTAAAGTACGTGGAATATTATATGCTGGATAATTAATAGCGGGTGCAGAAATACTAGTTGTTATATTTGCATATGCTACTGCTGATGATTTACTACTAATATAACGAGCATAAATTAAACCATGACCATCGTAGGGATCTACAGATCTTTTTACTATTCTATTTCCAGTAGCCTCATCTGTTGCAATTCCTGTATCGGTATATGCGGATGTGAAATTTGTTCTTTCACTGGCACTTATAATAATTCCCGATCCTGCATCTGTCACAAGTTCTGCTGGATCATTTGTAAGGTCAGTTATTGAATGATTGGAAATATCTGAAACAGTGCCCGTTACATTTCCTGTTGCATTACCTGTAAAAACACCACTTGAATTGATTCTTGGCGTTCCGTTAATACGTACAGTTTCAACATTAATATCTTTTAGTCCCTCAGATAGGCCATCTGTTATTGTGGACACATTTTTATTTAATCGTGAAACGGTTACTTGTTCACCATCAACCCAATCATGATTCTGTTCTATATACGTCATGGCGATCCTTCACCTAATATCTGAAGAAATAAAATAGCCTTTTCTGTCCCAGTGCTATCTGCAAGTTGAAAGGTACCACTTGAATCTTCCCCTTTCCTTAGAACTATTTTTGTTTTTCCTCCCGAAATTTTTGTATATGAAAAAGAAATTATTGGTGATTCCATTTCAACAGGAGTTAAATGAACTATATAAGATCTACTATTTAAGGCTGGATCAATCTCAAAATAAGGTGAACTATAAGTAATTGTACTTGTGAGAGGTGATCCATCAGTAAGTCTATATTCATTATGGATAGCTGGGGCTGCGGGATCTAAATAAAGATATGCTGATGAAATTAAAGTATTTATAGCTAAAGCATTGCGGGCAGAAAATAAATTTCCAGCACCTCTTTCAACAATGGAAGTAGGGCTTGTATCAGTATAGGACGCAGCTTGCGTATCGGTATATGCAGATGTGAAATTTGTTCTTTCTGTACCCGATATAATAATTCCAGAACCTGCATCCGTTATATCACTTAAACCTGTAGCCGAATTAGTGGAAATACTTGAAACAGTACCCGTTACATCTCCTGTTATATCTCCTGTATAATCACCTAATGCAGTTAGTGCTGTACTCCCATTGATTTTTACACTACCTACATTAATGTCTTTGGTACCATCAGATAAACCATCTGTTATATTTGTAATATTTCCGTTCAAATTAGCAGCCGTAATAGCCTCATCAGTCCATGTATGATATTGGGTAATATATGCCATTATTCTTCATCTTCCATGATATATTCTCTTTCTAAAATATTTTCTATTTCTGGTGCAGCTTTCTTTAGTAAGGGCTTTCTTTTTGGTTTTGGTTTTATTCCACTAGCCTCTTGTCTAGCCTTTTTTATATACTTTTTTATACCCTTTTTTCTTGCCCGTTTAAGACTTCCTTTAACTACTTTTTTCCTAATAGGACGTAGAAAAGTACCTACCGTACTCTTTACTATTTCTAGATTACGACCACCATAAGGAAGGGTTTCCAAAACACCTGGATTTGTACCAAAATGTTTGTTCCATGATGTCCATCCAGAAATTGTATCAAACTCTTTTAAGGCTCTCTTCGCAGCCTCATTTTTTTTAGTGTTTACTTTTAAAACTCTTCCTATTTCAGTTACTTCTTGGTCTGTAAGGTTCTTCAAAGCAAATTTTTCTCCACCCCCTAATTCCCCCAAATCATCTGCTTTTTTCCCAAAAGCTTTTAGTTTGTCGTGGATTGATTTTGCTAGTTCATCATATTCTTTAGAAACAGCCCCTAATTTTTTTCTGAATAGTCTTCTAACTACTTGCATCCCCCTATCTCTTACCGATCCTTTTTTTATAGCAGCGTAATCAATCGCTCCATCTAGTGCCTTTATATGATTTAATAGCTCTAAAGGAGTCATTTTTGTCGTCCCCTTATCCATCTTGTTAAGGTCCTTAATGATTTTGCCTAAGAGTGGTTTTGATGTAAACTCGGTAACTTTTATTCCTGTTTCATCTAATAATGCCAAATCATCGAGTTTAGGCATTATTTCGGATAATAATTCAAGAGGCTCAAACTTAATATCTTCTGGTATTTTATCTATCGCCTTCTCCATTTTTTTAGCTTCATTTTTATATAAAGCGTTCATTGAATCCCTAAAATCATCCCCAACTTTTTTTATATATTCAGGTTTATCCAATTGCTCTATGGTTAAAGTTTTATTGCCTAAAGTAGAAGCATTTTCAAACATCTGCTCTTTTACGGTTTTGTACTCGGTATTTGCTACCTCGTCACCTAATTGCTGATCTTCTAATATTTCTTTAGCTATTTTTTTATCTGTTGCTATTTCTTTTTCCGATTTTCTTAATAGCTTTTTAGCACCTGAAAAATCCGTAGGTGCATACTTATCCACTACCTTAGCAAGTTTAGACAAACCTTCCTTAGCCGTAGCCTTAATGGTTTCTCTTTTTGCCATTCCACGAGATATTGGACCTACCATTCTAAATGCTGCTAAACCAGGAGCTATTGGAGCACCGTATTCCCCAACCTTGTAACCAATCTTTCCTACACCCGTTTTTGGTTCATATTGTTCTCTTTCTGCAAATTCCCCACTATACCCAATAAGTTGCTTTAGTATGGGCAATTCAGTTTTAGCCATTGCTTCTGCCCCTGCTTGTGCACCTTCTGATATTGATAATGCAATGTCCTTTCCTGTTTCTAGTGTCTTCCCTAAAGAAGAACCCATGATTTCTTCTGTAGAAGGCTTATAAGTTTCTTCATTTATTTTAATATTTTCTACATATTTTTTTATCTCTATTTCCATTTGATCTAAAGATATATCATCTGGAAAGCTGAGTTCAGTATTATATTCTATAAGGTTGACTTTTTGACTCATTTAACCCATCTTCCCTTAGACCAACTTAATTTTGTTGGTTCTTCAGTTATTTCTTCTGCTTCAGCTACTTGTTGTTCCTCTTCTGCTTCAGCTTCTTGTTGTTCCAAAGTAGTATTATATTCCTTTTTTACTTGTTCATTTATATTTTTAAGCTGATTTTTAAACTTCCTTAAATTTTTACCAAAGTTTTCATCTGTCTGACCTCTATCTAAACTAGCAACAGTCGCACTTAAAAGATCTAATTCTCTTTCCGAAATTTGTCCTAATGCACCACCTGTTTTACTTGCATCTCTCATGGCTTGAAGCGTTTGAAAAGCTTGATTAGCCACTAACGTATCAATATCTGATGCAACATCTCTCGCTTTTACTCCAGGAATCAATGCCAATGGGTACTGCAATCCAACCCCACTTTCATACCTATTGTCTTTTAGAAGTGAGTCAATGTCCTTAATTACTCTTTTGTTATTTGAAATTAGACTCGTAGCTGACTTACGTTGAAATTTTTTATCTTCCTCTTTTTTATAGGTTTGTTTAATTAATTCTTTCTCTCTTGCCATAGAAAGGTCTTGTTGTGCTTTAGGGGAAAGTAATCTTTTTGGTGCGGTGGTAATTACTTCTTCTATTTCTTCTACTTCCCCTACTCTAGGAAGTGCATCTGATACACCTAGTGCAGCTCTTCCTGTATCTCCTACCAACGGTGCATTAGGATTAATTCCAGGTGTGCCTGGATATTGTTGTCCCGTTTCATAATATGCTTTAGATGATTTGATCCAATTGTCAAAGTCCTGTTGTTTTTCTGCATCTTTTGCTAGTTTTAATTTTGCTTTTGCTAGTTTCCCAGCTTCTATATTGCCTAATGCTGATGTCGCTGCACCCATATAGTCACCAGAGCCAATTTGTCCCCCTAATTGAGCACCCGTTAATGCTCTCCCCAAAGTTGAAGCACCCGATCCTCCAAGGATAGAACCAAGAAAACCGCCCCCTGTTGATGCTGCTCCTGCCCCTGCTGCTCCTGCCCCTGCTGCGCCTGCACCTGTTGCTGCTGCTCCTCCTGTTAAGGCTCCTGAAAGGCCACCTGTTAATAGGGTTGCTCCTGCCCCTAATGCCATACCCATCATTTTTCTTGCTGCTGATTTTTTATTGGCTTGATTGATATAATGTTGCTTCATAGCCTGTCCTAATTGTTGGGCCTCTCTATCTCTAACCCTTAAAACGTCAGCTATTCCTAACGTCTCTTCTAAGCCTTGCCTAAAATAATCTCTAAGTGCCATATTCCATTTTCTCCTTTTTAATTAGAGATCCCAGTAAGTGACATATTGGAATCCCAATAAATTCAAGAATCTCTCCAAAAATATTTCGTTTATTTGTGGCTCCCATTTTATACGCCATTGAGTATGCCCAAGCTGTTGCAAATGGTCTTACTAATGTCGTTACTAATTTAGATTTTCTCATTAACTTAGATAGTGGTATTCCCCAAAAGTGATACCCTGTAACAACTGAAACTGGAATTAACTTTGCGTATTCAGAGTCCGCTTGATAAATTTTAGAATCCAAAAGACCTTGTCGATGTAGCTCCGTACAAACTACTTTTCCTTCTTTAGGGGCACCTAATAGAGCCAACCGTTCTTGAAATTCTCTTTCTCTTTTTGGGTCACGAATAAATTCTTCGACTTGGTTCTGTATGAGTTCATACTGTTCTTCGCCTATCGTTTCTCTCATATTCATAAAGTCATCTTCACTTAATCCCGCAGCTAATGCTGCCTCTTTTAAGTCAAGTCCTTGCTCGGTTCTTAGTTGAGTATCTTCACCAAAAAGTGCACCTAATGATTCTCGTGCCCCTCTTCCTGTTAATAATCCTCTTTGTGCCAATTCAGTTGCCATAATATCGGTCTGATATTGTCTCTGTTGTTCTCTTTGTTGTGCTTCTCTATCTGCTTGCTCTCGTGAAAAATCATAACCACCAGCTTGTTGCTCTCTTGTAAAGTCTCGTCCTTCTCTAGCAAATTCATATCCGCCTGCTTGTTGCTCTCTTGCAAAATCTCTTCCCCGTGCAGCTTCATTCGCTGCCATTGCTTGCTGTAACATGGATTGACCAAGCGCAGTTCCAATTTGACCTGATATTCCAGCCTCAGCTTCCCCTTGTCGTGATAAAACATCACCTAAAGACTCTTGTCCAACCCCTCCAAAAGCAATTCCTCTTCTCGCTAGATCCCCTACTGTATAATCTAAATTTTCTTGAAATGATCTTCTTAATGGACTAACTGCCGTTGAGAAGGCCCTTTCTGCAATATCTTGCCTTAACCCTTCAAATTGCTGAGGTCCAAATGTTGACTCAGGTGGTGCTAAAGTTGATGGGGACGGTGCCTGTGCTATTCCTTGTCTAAGGGTAGATAATGATGGACCCTGTATTCCTATCGGTGTAGGCGTAGCAACACGTAAATCAGACATTACGGGAGCAGTTACAGCTTGTTGAAGAAATCGTCGATTAGGTGAACTGGATGTACCTCCCATAGTTATTCTTGGTCGTGATTGACTTGCCATGATTATCTCCTTTTAATTGGTCTGTAATAAATTTCCATCGAATAGATGCTCGTTTTTTCATCTACGTTCAAATTTTCAAAATGTGCCTGAAAAAAATGCCCGTTTTTGTTGAATGAGAAATTCTCAGATGCAATACCCGACGCACCTAAAACGGTAGTTCCTATGATGATACTGCCCATAATAGCCTGTGAACCAGTATTTGAAGTGAATGTTTTGCTAATTCCTTCATCATATTTAGGAACGGAACCTTTCCCATATTTGTAAGCATTGAAATACAGGTCGATGTCCCAATTTTCTGTAGCACCTACAAAATATATTTTATTGAACCGTTTAAATACGGATTCGCCACCGATAGGAACCCATCCAAGGGTTGCTTTTGACTCGATAGCTGTACTGTTATCGTTATTTATGGATTCGTTTAGCGTTTCTTGTACTTCTCCAATTGATGCAGTGATTCCCTTTGCACCGTATAATCTGTTCTGCCCTGTTAGATTAAATAATGTCAAAAACTGATAATCAAAGCCTGTGAACTTTCCCCAGAATGGTTGTAAGTTCGGTATAGACTCCATTGCAATTGATTTTCCGACATCAGCAAAAAAAGTTTTGTCTGGATAGTCACTCGCATTGTTACGACTTCTGTAAGATACGACGTACAAATCCTCAAAAACAATGGCATGAGCACTCCCTTTATCTGCTTTGGATAAATCTGTATTCAAATCATTTTGTATGGAATGACTAACAATAGGGCTATCGGACCCACCTAATGTAAATTCTGCCGATGAATACGAGACTGTTGGCGAAAGAAGCCTAATGAAATTATCACTAGAAAGGTAGAACAATCCTCTTTTAGTCCTTTTGACAGTATCGGGCGATTGGGTACCAATATTCGCATCAGTTTTCAATACTTTCCAACTAGTTGGCGTTGGATCGTCCGCATTAACGAGGACATAAACAGCATACTCTTTGAAAAGAAATAATGCATCACCCCATACTTCCATTGACTGCAAATTACCGTCAATTCCAGGTGCAATCTGTATATTGTTATTTGTACTGTCCCAGGTATCAAAATCTAAAACATCCGTGAAATATAGAGTATCCTTTCCATCTATGCCAAACATACGGTTCTTATGAAGCTTCAAATAAGTCATGTTATCTGGCGCATTATCTGGTGCCCCTGTATTTAATATTGAGGCTTGTGGTACATTTGGTCCCACATTCAAGTCTATTTTGACGACCCCATCAGTAGCATTTGTACCATACAAAGCCTTTGTTGTGGTGAATCCTGCCCCTTCAAATCTCATTGTTTTAGATGTTGTTAGTGTTAAAGATAAGGCGTTCCAAGAGGAACCAGACTCGTAATAAGCATCAGTTCCTTGTGTGCAGATTAACCAGTTAACACTATTTTGATCGACAAAATTGGATAATCCATAAAGTCGTCCTGCACTAGGGGGGTCCATTATTTTTGCGCCACCACCTCTTTCTGATAGGCCACCATTCTCCTGATAGAGATAATTTTCATTGTTTTGTAACTGGCCTGGTAAAAGGTTTAGGTTGTTGGTAGTTGTGTCCATCCCGATGAACCGCTCTATTTTAACAGCTTCGTATGCCATTAATTCCCCCCAAATAGAACAGATGGATCTCTAAAGTCTCTTCCACTTACCCTAAAAACAGATGGGTCCATTTGGATAATATCGGAGTCATTGAAATCTAAATCAACGTTAATTTCGTTTCTTTCTCTCCTAGCCAAAATATCAAATTTCATCTGATTGTCCTGATCGTCGATGGCTTGATAAGCCAAAGCACTGGCCATATAAGCGATTAAAAAGTCATAAGAATCGGGCAATGTGGTTGTATCAGAATCAGAAGCTAGTGTAGTAGGTACATCGATACTATATATTTTTATTCCTGTACTTGATGTGTGTGTAAAATATTTATTTGTGATGATCGAATTTCCTCGAATTGCAAAATAGGAAGGATCACCTTTGTTGGCACTATTGAAAAAATTATTTGATCCTTCAAGCACAATTAATTGTTGTAATGACCGATGAATTAACTGTCTTCCAGTTCCTGTAGAAGAAAAATAGTAAATGATCTCTGGATACAAGATACTGGCGTTCAATGTGACGGTATTTGTTCCTGACGTGATAGAATGGTCAATTGGAGTTGCATTTTTAAACTCTTGAGGCTTTATATCTCTGGCTATTTTTAGTATTGATTTATTTATATAGTCGGTTACTGAAGTAGTGGTTGGTGTTGTATCGCCAGTAAAGCTAATATCCATTTGAGATTCTATAATTCCCCGTAAAACTGCCAATGTACTCATTCTCTACCACCCTCCTCATCTATTTTCCAATCTAATACGTCAAATTCTTCTTGAGTTAAAAGTTCTCCCTGTTCTGTTTCATTCAACAAACTTTCATCTTCCTCTGGTATATTTAGTGAATAGTCATCTGAATTTGCCTTTTTCAAACAGTTGAACCAATATTGGGTTACTTTCCCATTTGTATTTTCTTTGGAGTGAATGGGATCTCCATTTGCTCCTTGTTCCTGAGCGACACGATTATTTACTATCGTTTTTTCTTCGTAACTGTTGAAAATCAAATATTTCATTATTTATACCTCCCGAGCCCTTAAAACAGCGCTCAACTTGTCTAAAAGCTCAAGACAATAGGCCCCATTAAATTCCTCTCTAGAAAGGCAAAAATTGTTGTATAGATCGACTTTAGACCCTATTGATCCATGCGATGTAGTTGAAGATGGTGTCGTTGCTTCATTAACCAAATGAGTTACCTCGTTTAACGACCAAGAATATACGGGTAGGTTATCATTCGAATTGGATTTTATTTTTTTGTCGTAGTCAATTCCCCTACAATATATTATGGCGAGATTTCGATCTCTCGTTATCTCTTCAAACATACCCGAAGTATAAGTGTTCGTTACACCATCTTCAAAAAAGGTCACTGTTGGGTTGGAGTTGTAGTTATACATATTGGATTCCGTATCATAGTCAAATAAATCCCCAATCGAATTGCCGACAGGATTGGCAAGCCAATAGGTTGCGTAATCTACGCCAGTGATTGGCCTTCTGTCAGTCGTTGTTGACCCATCCTTTGTACAATAGTAATAATTTGTGTCTGTACCTAGCATAACTGCAGGCCTACCATATATTGATGATTTGAATTCAGAGGCACTTTCTTCATCAATGGTCTGATTTTTTGTAGAGGTAAAATTACAAATCATAATCTGTGAATCAGAAACAGGCTGCTGGTCAGTACGTTGGATACGAGATAGTAATAATACACCGCTGATCGCCGCAAATTTTCTCACCAAGGTAAGTTTGGTTGATGTCGAGCCCAAATCTCCCTTGATGCACGGTTCACCGTACAAATTTCTATATAATGTACCTGGAAAACCAACGCCAACCGAATTGACAATTTGAGGCTGATTTCCTGCTACACTCTGATAGAGGTCAGTTTTATATACTGAATCAAGTCCACCATGTGACCATACACTAATCCAATCTCTTCTATTGTCTTGCTGATCATAAAATTTAGTGACATAGCCACCTGAATTATCGCCAACAAAATCCAATAATGCCTTTTCGTCTATCCAAGACCCTGGCTTTTTTCCTGTAAAGTGAATATCCTGCTCAACATTGTCACTATCTCTACGAACTCTCAAGGATGGGCCTTCATATTGGGCTACCATCTTTTGGAGTCCCCAACAGCAATCGGCAAATAACTGAAAATGTTTGTATTTCTTCAGTTTTTTCATGATTACTCCACCCGATAGAAATCACATGTTATTTTGAAATCTTCGCTTCCTGTCACACTCCATGCACTTGCAGATTGAATACAAACAAATAATGATGTGCTCGATCCGTCTGTATGAACTAAATATTCTGAACTATCATCACTCAAATGAACTGATGTCGATGTGGATGTCGTTTTGTTCCAAACAGCGACTTTAGCTTCCATATCCTCAGTTTCAGAAGCTGTCAATAAAATATCGCCTCCTTCAACCTGTGCTGATCCTGGCACGCTGTTCATAACAAATATATTTAGATTCCCTATAGATGATTCTGCACCACCACTTGTTCCAATCCTAATATTTTTTAGGATAACTGCATCACCATTAGACAATGCAACTGTTGTTAATTCATGAAAAAAGTTACCACTAGCTTCTATAATGCCGTTAACAGCAACTGAAACTGCTGATGCACCTGCTCTTGTAACGTTAATTTGTTTTCTAACAATTTTGTATTTTTGTTCAGCCTTCAACGTACCTTCCACCGCAGTTTTAATATCTGTTGTGTTGGTGGATGTTGTTCCTGTATTGGTTCCTACAGTAGTTATGCCAGCAGAAATTGTTGCTGAATTTGTTTCCAAATGCTCCCCTATAAAAGGGTTCCCCGATGTACCCGTACCAGATGATTTCAGGTATTTAGTGGTTGCTGCTCCATCGGTAATTTGTATATTTGCCATTTAATTTGCTCCTTTTTTTTAGATTACACTTATATACATCGAATTTAGGGAATTGCTAAAGTCTAGTTTTCTGTCTCCCACTGGGTCTGGTGGTACTGAAATTTCTTTGACCGTAGACAATGTAAATGCGACTGATATTTCCACCTATAGTAGCCCTACAATAGAACTCGCTGTTGTGTTAGTGGCCATTACTTTAACGGGCTTGATCGGAACAACAGTAGATTCGGCAACATTGTCAAATAATGTGACGTTGCCATCTACATCTTCCACAGATAGATCACCACCACTGCCAACATAAATTGCTCTGACAGCCCTTGGGACATCGAGAGTATCAGATGGTGTAAGTGCTATAAATTTTTGTGAAGGTTCCGTTTTACTTGGGGGTGTGGACGTGTCATATAGTGCCATTTTAATCTCCTTTTTTGCTAATTTGGACTATCCGCAAAAAAGGGTTTATAGTCTACCTACCTATAATTATAAACTATTTTCCTATATATTGGAAACATCAAATCTGACTTTTTAGCCACTTAGCAAGTCTATGGCAATTTTTAGTGATGCTATAGTTTTTTCTATTCTGCGTAAACAGATCTTCTTTTTTAATTTTTTGATCGATTGTTAAATCGAAATTCAAGTTATCCCTTAGCATGATAGAACCGTTTGTTTTGCTATATGGTTCTACATTAGACGCAATGACAGGAACAGACATGCTGGACCATTCCAGCCATTTCAAATTGCTTTTACAACGGTTAAATTCCGTGTCTCTTAAGGGTGCTAACCCAATATCAATATTCAAATCGTATAGACGTTGTGGATATTCATGTATATCCCAAGCAACAGTCTTGAAATCAATTCGCTCATCCGTTAAAAATTCAGGTTTATGGCCACCATATCTGATTTTTAGTATGACATCATCTTTACATTTTTTTAAACCCTCATTCAAGATATATAGATCTTCGTCATGTCCTGATCCAGCAACGTAACCGTAAGTAAGTTTCTTATTGGGGGCTCTCTTATTATTTTTTCTATATTTCCAAGTTTTAGGATCAATACAAAGAGGGGCAACAAAAACATTTTCATTGAATTTTTTACAATGTTCGGCTAAATAGTCCGTCGAACAAATGACTCCATCGCTTAGCTCACAGTGATGAGCTGCGTGCTTATGATGGGCTTTGAATTTATCGATATTGAAATTTGAAGGTGTTACATCTCCGATATGATCGTCAACCTCGGCGAATATCTTTGTTTTTGGAAATTGTTCTCTCATTTTAGAGATCAAAGCTAATCCCTGTTTATTTTGTATTTTCTGAAAAATAATCACATCAAAATAGTCATACGCAGCGTATAATTTATTTTGGATGTTTTTGGCATCCTCCAAACCTTCTTCTAGGCAAATAGCATCCCATGCAATATTTGATTGTGGGGGATAAAAATAGTCAACGTAAACTTTAACACCGCTGACTTTTAGAAGATGTGTAGCATAGTTTTCAATTCTCCAATAAATAACACCTGTATTCATAGTAGGGATATACAGAACCTTCATTTTTTCGCCTCCAGACATAAATATTGTGGTGCTGAGGGACTTATACCAAATTTTTCACAATAGTCCTTCACAAATGGAATTTCGTAGTATGAGACACTATCTCTTTTGAATCTCGAATACATCACATTATATATTTTTTCTGCTGTAAAATTCTGATGATGGAAGTCACCTAACGTTTCACATATCTTAGAAAAGGGATGGGGGATTGTAACAAGCATGATACCGCCCTTTTTCAAGACTCTCCATGCCTCTGAAATGGCATCGAAAGGATTGTAGAGATGCTCCAAAACCTCACAACAAAGGACGGTATCAAATTTCTTATCCCCAAATTGCGAAAGATTTTCAGCTTCCCCAACTTCTGCTCTAACCCCTCTTTTTTTAGCTATTTCGACAATTTCAGGTACCACATCAATTCCTCTCACATAACATTTTTTTTCTGTTTGAAGCGGTATAGAGAAAATACCAGTATTGCAGCCGATGTCCAAAACAATTGAACCTTCTGGCGTTTTCTCCATGACCCACAAAAACCGCATATAATCTCTCGATAGGTAAGTTCCCTTTCCATTATTAAGGCCATCAGATCTATAGTTTTTGATATGATCGTATTGAGCATCAATTTTGTTCTTGTACTTCAATCCCAAATTCCTCTTCGTATATACGTTTCTTTATCTTCCAGGCATCGATTTTATTTCTGTGAGAATCGCCTTCATATTTTAGCATCAATGTTTTTTCACTGTAACCAAATTTAGCCCCTTCTTTATGGCAAGTCAAAAGGAAAGCTTCATAAAGATCAGTCTCTATGGTTTCTTCTCGATACGGTATTTTGAGTGCCCACTCTCTTTTGTATGCTACTGTCGGATTACAAATTGAGCACTTAGATTTGAAATCCCACTCATTCACAGGATGAACTCCAACAACGTTTGGGTCTTGCGAGCTTTGCAAATTAGCACCAGAATAAAAAATATCGATATCATCCTCTTTGAACTTCTGTAATATTTCCTCTCCTCTATTTGGGTAATAGAGGTCGGCATCACATAATGCAATAATGTCACCGCTGGCTTTCCTATTTAAAAAATTTCTTCCTTTCGCATGCCCAATTCTCTTATCGCTATGCGTGATCCTAATATTGTCATATTTACGTCCAAGAAAATGTAAAATATGAGTGGTATTGTCTGTAGAACAGTCATTGAAAACTAAAATCTCTCCCTTTTCGGTCTGATCGACAAGTGATTTTATACATTGGGCGATGGTAGCCTGAGCATTATATACAGGTAGGCAATAACTTATTTTTTTAGACATTGAAATATCCTTTCTCTAAATTTAGTTTCATTACAAAGATCCCCATAATACGCTCTTTTTACAGTTGCCGTGACTTCTGTATCTTTTTTAGATGGCCTTTCCTTCAGAGCACACTCGTATATGGCACTAATAAGTTCATTTTTATGCGCCATGTAATCTGTAGGCTCCTCAAAAGACAATTTCACATTAGCTTTAAATTGTTTGTCTGGCACCGAGACAATGCTATCTCTTCCACAAAGCATGAACTGGATAGGTAATTGGGGAAAACCATCGTGAATCGTACATCTTAAAATACAAGAGCATTCGTTAATAAAATCGATCATTTCATTATTTGGTATTCGGCCACAAAATTCTATATTGTCCCTTTTGTATTCTATCTCTCCTTCTTTGTTTTTCCATAACTTTCCCTTATCGCCAAAGAATTTGAACTCAATATCAGGACATGCCCTTGCTGCATCTATGACTAGAGGTATATTACTCATACCCCCTTTCCCTTCGAGTTCATTCATATTAGGGGTATCGCTAAAATAAACTGCTACGGTGTATTTTTCTGGAAATTGCTTAGTCACCTTATATTTTTCGAGATTGTAAATTGGCGCATATAATAGCTCTGCATCAAATCCCATTTCTTTTAGTTCTTCCTGCATCCTTGGAGAATTAACAAATGAATAGGTATTTTCTTTTCTCAACTCTTTTTTGATTATATCTAAATCGGCAAATGAGTGACAATTTCTTAGTTGCCAGACATCCGTGCCAATGAACTGAATTAACCTTTTCCCTTTCATAATCGAAAAATGTTTGTTAATCGCTTCTTGGGGATGATTAAACAATCCTATCATGAACGTTGCTTTCCAATTTTTTAGGTCAAGATTAACAGGATATTTTGCATGATTATGAGATACAGGATCTTGCCCACAATAGTCAGCACCTAACATTTTAGCTCTCTGCTGTGCCTGTAGTTGTGCTGAAAAAGTTGTAACTACTAAGGAATTGGGTTCAATTTCGTTGATATTATAAAAATAAGCAACTTTCTCAGCTAATGTCATTTTCTGAGAACCAGAGATATTATCTTCATTTGGTAATTCAGTGGAAAATAGAAACTCGTTGATCCATTTCCCATAATGTCCTTTTTCCGATGCACGATAAAATAAATCCCAGTCCTGAAAGAATTTTAAATCCTCTCTAAAGCCCCCTATTTCATCGAATACACTGCGTTTTATAGGTGACATAGTAGAGATGTAGTTGAACATCCTTAATTCGTCTCTATCGAAAGGTTTGGATGTGTAATTACGAGAATTATCAAATCGGTAATTTCCGTAGACAAAACTTACTTTTGTGTCGTTTAGAAACTGTTTCACACATTCGTATAGCGTCCCTGGATAGAGTTGGCAATCAGCATCCACAAAGAATAATATTTCACCGTCGGTATTTTTTGCACCTAAGTTACGTGCGTTGGGAGCCCCTTTATTTTCTTTGTTTTGAAGATATTGAAATTCAGATTCTTTTGATAGCTCCTTTAGAAGATCGTCATCCTCTTTAGTGAATCCATCTAAAACTACCGTAATATCGTAATTCTTGTAGTCTTGGTCTTTGATAGATTCTATTAAATTGGTGATTGTTTCCTCATTCTTATAATAAGGGATCACAATAGAAATTTTAGGGTATTCGTTTTCCGATTCTACCCATTCCTGCTCTGTATCAAATGTCTTCGCTGTTACCATTGAATATCTCCTTCACTTTTTTATCAATTTCACTAGATATAAGATCACCTATCTCTTTGTTGATAGGGTGACAAATATCAAGTGACTTTTTTTCACTTAGTTTTTTCTGAGGATACCTTATGTAATATCCTTCCTTTTTGAGGAACTTGTAAACTCCTATGCTAGAGACATAGAAAAAGGGAACAATTTTATCGTTTTCTTCAAAGGACAAAGTAAAATTCGCAAATGCGATTAATCCTTTAGATGGCTTGATGGGCATAATGTCTACTTCAGTCACTTTAATATTCAATGTTTCACTTTTTTATTGGTACTTTATCTATAATTATAGATTAATTGTTAATATTAAGAAAGGGTTCTATAATTAGAATATGAAGAAATTATTTATTATTATTTTGTGTTTGATTGTATGTTTGGGCTGCAGCAAACCAAGTGATAATCCAGTAATAACTGTCACATACAAGAGACATTATTTCAGTGAGTTTGGGGATCGATTAAACGTAGTATTCGACTATAATAATCCAAATTCGTCTGTCTATTACACTAATGTTAGTTGGACTTTATTGTTTGGCGATGATTACGAAATTGACCTCAATACAAGTAAATATTTATTATCTGGATCGGGTACATTCACACATCGTCTAGGATATAGATCTGACGATCATGGCGGTGTACAGTCAATTACTATAACTGGCGTTTCAAGTACAGCGGATTAGTAAAGAGGGGCCGGGTGGCCCCCCCATACAATAACAAAAGCTTATAGCTCTGTTGTGAGAATGAAAATCCCTGCAGATTTGTTCAAGACTTTTCCAGCTGAGAAGATGGAGAAAGCTGCTTGTTTAATCATGTTGGTAGGATCATTTGTAGACTGGTTTCCAGATTCTTTCAAGAAGAACTCAAATCCTCTAGAACCGCCTTGTCCAGCGATGTCTGCAACACCATATGCTTCGTCACCAAATAATAGTGAACAGAACATATTAGCTGAAGAGTCAGCTAGTGTGTTTCCAGAAAGTGGATACTTGTAGGCCAAATTTGTTGAGATGATTTTCGTTTGTCCGATTACACCTTCATCAAATGGTCTTTCTTCCATACCAGACTTAGATGTTGGACTTACCCAACCTTTATAAGCTGATGATGTTTTCAGTTGATATATTGCTGCAGGATGAGCAATAAATCGGTAGAATCCATCGCTTAGTGGTGGAACGTCTTTTTCTGCTAAAACTGTGACACCATGCAATAGTGTTTTAACTGTTAGTGCTGAAGAGCCTAAAGTTTCAACTAGAGCTGATTGTGCTACACGAGCTTTGTTGTGGTACATGGGGAATCTATCACCTGCTACTGATGCATCGTGTGACCATACTCTTGCTGTTCCACCTGTTGAATTTAATGTACCGCCGTCGATAGCCAAATTGTCCATATTTACTGCTGATGCACTTGCGACATCCGCAACACACATACCAATATTATTTCTAACCAGGATATCTAGTGATCTTTGAGCGTTTGACTTAACTTTTTTAGCTGCTTGAGTAAGTGGATTTGAAATACCAACTAAACTCAATTTACGTGAAAGTTGAACGTATCCGTCTCTTTCATTCAAGGTAACGCTAAGAACCTCTGAGGAAAGGTACATTTGTGTCGCAGTAAATTGGTCCGTATTGTTTGCAAACAATGGACTGATTTTTCTATAACGAGTGAATTGTACTGTATCAGAAATTCCTCTTGGAATTGTTTCACGGTAGGGCGCTTCACCATAAAAAACTGTTCTTGCTTCGAAATCCTTTAGGATATTCTTGGTGTAGAAAGTTTTAACGGCGTTCGATAATGCTGCTTGGTCCGACTGTTGGTCTGCCATATTTTTCTCCTTATGTCGAAGAAATTACAAAATCTAAAATATAGGGACGTTGACGCCTCTTTCCTTCATATATTCTAAATACTCATTGGGGTCCGAAGGCTCTTCCTTGAATTTACGTGTATTCAAATTACCGCTCTTACTATTATTAATAGATCCTGCGCTTTTCTTTTTCCTTACCACGTCATTATTGTCTTTTGAATTAACCTTTGGCGTGTTAAGAGAAAAATTATTTTTAAATACTTCTAACACTGTATTTTGTACCCAATTAGGGTCTATCTCCAGTGTATTACGGATTCTTTCTTCTTGTGTTTTCCCAGAGGACTCGAATTTATTTTCAAGAAAAGGTTCTAACTTCCCAAATAAATCTGATTCTTGTTGTAATTTCTCAAACGTTTTTTCGTTTTGCTCTTTATTGTACTTTAGTTGTTTCTCTATAAAATCTCGTTTGTTAGCTTCCCGTGACTCGATTTTATTGGATATCAACTTTTCAATTGCTTCCACATCATTCTTATCATATTGAGCTAAAAAGGCATCTTCTTCTTCCGCTTTAGGTTTTGAGTTGACAGTTGATTTTAGTTCCTCAACCTCTTTCACAACTTTCCTAAAATCGCCAAGTTCGTTACCTTGCCTGGAAATGTGACGATTCTGATCTTCTATGATTTTTATTAGATCGTCTCTTTCCTTTCCTTTATAGAAATTATTTTTCTCTGAAACTTCTTCTTGGTTTACCTCTGGCTCCTCAGATTCTTCAGATTCTTCACTAGATTCTTCTTCTTCTTTTTCACTAACTACTTCTTCTTTTTCTTCTTCTTTTTCTTCTTCTTTAGGGGTTTCATCAGAAGCAACTTCTACGGTTTGACCACCAGATGTAATAAACTTTTCTAGTTGTTCCGTTTCCATTTCTTCAAAATTGATGTCCTCTTTAACTTCCTCGCTCATTTATTACTCCTTTTAGCCTTGTTGGGCTTCGTCATTAATTTCTTTGTTTACCTCTTTTGTGTAGCCTTCGACGTGATTTCGATAGGCCTTTTGTGCGTCTGGTTCGTGGATGATCTCTTTTAGTTTTTCAGACGCAATGTCAACACTAACAATAGTGGCTGACTTAGATCCATCACGTTCATTTTTCTTATCCGCTACTTTCTGACGATTCATTCTGAATAGGTCAAAGAACCCCAAGCGACCAATCAATTCGTTTACGATAAATCCGTCAATCTTTCTACCGTTCAGTATTGTAGCTACCTCGGCAACTCTTTCTATTGTGGTATCGAAAAACTTTGCAGCCGACCGTTTAAACTTATTTTGAGGTTTCTGAAATTCAGGGCCTACATATAATTCCTCATCGAATTTTGGAACTTTCTTTTCTTTTGGTTTCACTTTCTTTTTTTTGGACTGTTTTTTGGACTGTTTTGTTTCTTCTTCTTTCACTTCTTCTTTCACTTCCTCTGTCACTTCTTCGTTAATTTCTTCACTCATTCAATTGTCTCCTTTATCAAATTTTTTATTCTTAAAATAAGTTAATAGCCTTTCCGTTGCTTGATATTTCGCCGTCTCGACCATTATTTTATTTAAATCAATTTCATCTCTGCACATACACGATTTCAATATATTGAATTGTATGTTCAGTTGGTCATCTAGATCATTTAATAGAACTCTTTTTGGAATATGTTCCATTTAACCCTCTCCGATTAAAGCTTTATTTTTTAGCACATACACCTCACCTTCTGCTTTTGCTTTTTGTTTCTCCTGCTCGATAACGACATCTTTGTCCATCTCCATTTCCTTGACCATTAATCTATCGTCGATCATCTGTTTTCGCTCTGCTTGCGCTGCTTGTTGTTGTTGCTGTGCAATGATTTGATCTGCTTCTTGAACATCCGCTTCTGGTAAGAATATTCCTTCACTATCGTCTTTAATACCATATGCTCTAAGGAAGCGTTCTGTTAGCTCCTTGTAGTCTATTCTCTTAGCAAGTGATGGTATGGACTGCGTTAGTTGTAAAAATGCAGTGTATCCAGCTTGATGGGCCATCTCATTGTTTAGTTCAACTGGACCAAGGACCGATATATCAGGTGTAAAAGCCAAGTCCCTCATATTGAATACAGGTACCAAACTAACTTGTCCTGTCTGTCGGTTCATCTGTTTTTCTAAAAGTCCTTTGCCTTGTAGATCTTCGACAGACCATACAGCCATAAGATCTTTTTCAGTTTTGAATTGTAGATTTCTCTCGAAAATCATTTCGATGAACGGTTTTATTTCATTGTTAATTGTTGAGATAATCATCTCATTTATTGGTATATCGTTCTGACTTATTGTCATTGCAGTACCACTCGCTGTTTTAGGTATTAATCTATTATCTGTCGTACCTTCTTGGACAGGAGATTGACTCCATAATTTATCTAAGTCACGTTCGATATAGATGATTGATTCAGCCGTAACGTTACCCAAATAAGGATTGAGGATGGGATGAAAGCCGTTAGAACCTTGTCCTTTTATTACGCCGTTGGGTCGCCATACACCATCCCAAACGACATTCATATCTGTGTTCTTGTACCACATCGGTGATATCGATCTTGTTTTAGCGTCGATCATCTGCGCCCTTGATGCGTTTAGTTCTTGTATTAAATTATATGATTTCCATACATTTGATTCGCCATAGAAACAATTTGAAATTTCTCTATACTTGCCTACAATAAATGGTCTTGTATATTTTTTATGCCTGAATGGTGTTCTCTCTTTTCTTATTACTACATGACCGTTAGCAATAGTTACCACACATTCTTCTTGTTTTCCGTTACCGTCTATATCGTAGAGGCCCCAACACTCCAACACTTCTATGACCCCCGTCTTCTTTTGTTCCTTCAATTTCTTTTCATATTCTTGAGAGCCAACGTCCCCGATACCTAGATTCTGTAAATATGTAGACTGTTCTGAAGTTAGACCGTTACCATTCAATTCCACTAAATTGAGATTGTAGTACATCCCTTCTTCTTCAGGTACTTGACGAGTTCCAATGACTTGTCCCATCTCGTCTTTAACTTCCTCTTCAACTTTCACAGTTCTCTTTTCATCTGAGCGCAATTGATCCATTGAAATAGTAGTTGAATGGATATTACATTGTGATTCGTATACCGTTTGCTTTGCAACATCGGTATAAAATTCCTCTAATAGAATTGGTTTAAAATAAGGATTGTCTTTGACCACAATCTCTTCTGGTTCCTCGTCGTCAAAGTATGAAAATTCTTTTACTTCATATTCCTGTGTTACTTTTGAAACTGTTGTTCCTAAGATAGTCTTATCTTTTTGACTTTGCTTGAAAGCTTCCGCAAAATCTATCTCAGATAACTGATATTCAAAGATATATTTGTTCCATAGCTCTATGAACTTTTCATCTATGTTACGTGCCAACTGGTCTTTGGGGCTGTCTATTCTCGCAAACGGTTCAGCCGAAAATAATACCCGATTGATTCTGGAAACGACACCGTTAACCTTCGTATCAATTATTGGTATTCTTATATTAGATCGCCCGTTATATACTTCGTCTATTCGATCGTTATTGAAATACAGATTCCGACACTGCGTCCACTTGTTTTCCCAGTCCCCTCTGTCTTGTTCATACTTTGACTTTAGACCGAGAAAATAGCTTAGACATTCCATGTCGTTTTGGTAAGATTCTGTATCTTCTTCTGATTCCATTTCCTCGAAATAAGCCATAACCTAAGCCTTTAAAACAATTTCATTCGTAAAAACTTCACTACTATTCTATTTTTAATTATTCATTACTTATTACTTAGGTTCACTTGTTATTCATCTATAATTATAGACGATACACCTATATTTTTCCAGGACTAATAGCCGATCCCAGAGTAGACTTCTTCGTATTCTGGGATATCTTGTTCTTCTTGCCGTTTGGTTATTCTTTTAATGCACTCGTATTTTAGGACATCGATAAAGTGATCGTCTTTCTTTCTTGGACGGTTCGACATTTCTTTTCGTTCGCTGGTATTAGCTAAGATATGACTATCCCAAACATACCTTGTCATCTGGTAATTTAGACCTTTCAGATCTTTAAATAAATATAAACTGGGTTTCTTTTTGATTGTACCGTCTTGAGTCTTAACAATTTTTAATCTGCTTTTGATTGCGCCAAGTCCTAAGTTGTTGTCCTTCGTACACAAAATGGTATTGATCCCATTTCTTTGGAACTCCCGTCTAACAGTATGAACATTCGTTTGATCTTCGTCGGGATGAACATTTATAACATCGGGCTTTACGGAGGATGTATCTATCTGGCACCACTCTATATCAATAAATTTGTTCATCTGTTTTCTCGAGTTTTTAATAAGTAAGCTAAAATCACGTATTAACATTGATTCTATTGGGGCTTTTATTTCTTCGACAATGTATAAAATGTCATTATCGTTATCATACAAAAACCTTAGCCAATGATGGCTGACCCTTTCGTGGGGGTCTATTCCCTCTGATATTTTCCATCGTCCTGGATTTTTTATTACAAGCTCAACATAATCAAACCGATCTATTCTATGATCTTCATTATATTCTTTAAATATTAACCCTTCTTTTATGTGCGGTTGACCTTCCCATCTCGACTGTTTTTCCTCTTCGTCCAAAGAGTCTAACAATTGCTTTTTGGCTTCCTCTGAAATGAACGGGTTCATGAAAGGTGTGAGTACACACGTCTTGTAACTTGGGTTATCTGATTGCCAAAATCTTGTCACTAACCTAGTGAAACCTTGTAACGCTGTGAATGTTAATATAGCAATTCCTTGCCTATCCGCTAACCTGACAATTGCCTCCTGATAGATGGAGAACGGACACTCTTCATCGATCCATATGCAGTCGATATCATCGCCTTGAAAAGCACCTTCACCTTGCTCGAACGTTTTGAAATAAACTACACTATTTTGATTTGATATAATTGTATTGTTCTTCCAACCTCGTACACTGTTGTATTCTCCGTAATGCAGGTCTTGTTTTCTAATCATTTCATGGCATTTTCTTTGCTGGACTTTTACTGATAGGTCCGACAAAGTGGCACACCAGATACGCATATTGGAATACTGTTTTAAGATCTCTGCAACTATTCCCCCCCCTAATTCTGATTTACCCGACCTATTACCACCAAACACTACAAAGACATTGGGCCCTTCTTTTGTTCTGACCCTATCTAATATTGCTTTACGCATATCGTTTTGCTCTGGATATTTGTCCCACTCCATATAGTTAAGCCGATTGTCTACCCTGTCTCTTTTGAGGATTATCATCTTGCTGTATAGCTCTTTGAGTTTCTTCTCATTCATGACTGTTCCCTTTTGAAAAAGCCTATGGCCGATTTATCAGAATATTCTAAGTGAGGTAATTCTTTACCGAAATATTCATGTACCGCTTCCTTGCATCCACTGAAAGCGTTGTAGTCATCAATTATTATATATCCCCCTTCTACTAAGAGAGGGTATAGATATTTGAGAGAAGCCTTTGTACTCTCATAAAAATCAGTATCTAGCCTTAGTAGTTTTATTTTATCTGGTAGGTTATCTTTCGACCTTAATGTATTCTCCACCTTCCCTTTAACGTATCTGATATTGTCAGGGTCATAGCCTGTTCTTGCCATGTTCTTTTTAACCTCATCTAATGTTGAATAACACCATCTCCTATCTTTTTTTTCATATATATCGGAGCATTTTTCTTTTGTTGGTATCTTGGTTTCCCTTGCGTTTGGTCTTGGCATCCCCTGAAAGGTATCGTATAGCCATAGAGTATTGTGAGCTTTTCCCATCCTCAATAACGTTAAAGCCATGATCATGCTTGACCCGCCACGATATACCCCAGTTTCAACGTAATCCCCATCCAACGGTTCGACTACTGCTATATTTTCCCACAAATTATGTTGCCTTCTAGCATTGGTCATAGTAAATCTTGATACTCGTTTTTCAAAAGGGTATGTGCTCATTTACTTATTTACTCATTTATTTGATTATTTGATTCAATTCAATTATACTGTGCACACACTGGCTTGTAAATTTAAATAGGAGGTGAAGACCCCAACTTCTCATTACGTTCATACATCAGCGTTTTGATAAGCATTCTTGATTACACTCGACTCTTAGAATTTGTTTGGATACGATCAAAG